GATTTAGATGTAGCACAATTCTCAGGTGCAGGTCAAATTACTGCCGGTGCGGCTTTAAGTAAATCTGGTAATCAAATGGATGTTGAAGTTGATGATTCATCTATAGAAGTTAACGCAGACGCATTAAGAGTTAAAGCATTAGGTGTTACAAACGCTATGTTGGCGGGTAGTATTGACGGTGCAAAAATTGAAAACTTTGTATTTACAGACGAAAGTTCTACACAAGGTGCTACTACAATCGGTACTCCTATGGAGTTCTTAGCTGGCGAAGGAATAAATACTGTTGCTTCAGGACAAACACTTACAATTACTGGTGAATTAGCAAGTACATCAAATATTGGTGTGGCTAGTTTTACCTCAGATAACTTTACAGTTGCATCCGGTGATGTTTCTGTTTCTACAATTGACGGAGGCTCATTCTAATATGAAAAAATTATGGAAAAAATTCAAAGGTCTTTTTAACTTAGACTACCCTTTAGTATTAACTAAAGAAATGGAAATTAACACAGATTTAAAACATTTGAAAACTCAAACTAAGGCTGAGTTAGAAAAACTAGGTAGAAAACTAGGTATGGAATTAGATAAAAGACTTACTAAAGATAAACTTATTAAGCAGATTAGAAAACACAGTAAGTAATGGCTACAGTAATAAAACCAAAAAGAAGTGAAACGGCATTAGCCGTACCATCAGCAGGCTCTTTAGAAGTTGGTGAATTAGCACTCAATGTTACAGACGGCAAGTTTTATACAAAAACAAGTGCTAATGCTGTAAAAGAAGTTGGTGGTGCAGGTTCAGTTACATTACAAAATGTGATGACGAATGGTGCAACTACTATTACTGATATTGTTTTAGACCAAGGTGCTAATATAACTTTTGAAGGTAATTTAGCAAACTCATTTGAAACATTTTTAACTGCTGTTGAACCAACTGCTGATAATACAGTTTCATTACCTAATCAATCAGGCGTTTTGGCTACCGAGGGTGACGCTTTAGCATACGCAATAGTATTTGGAGGATAATAAGTGGCAAGTACATTTAAAAATGCGGGATTAGATGTTGGAGTTTTAGATGACGCAACAGGTAATATGTACACAGCTTCAGGTTCAGGTGTAACTGCTGTTGTTCATGCAGTTTATATTTCAAATTTAAGTTCTACAAACTCAGCTAAGGTAAATGTAAAGGTTACAATAGATGGGGGTTCTACATTTAGACATGTTGGAAGAAGTTTAGAAGTTCCAGCTAACAACACTTTAGTTTTAGATAAACCTATTAATTTAGAAAACAATGATATTCTTAGAGTATATGCAGACCCTAATCCAGATAGTTCGTCTGTAGATGTGGAAACATATGCTAGTATATTGGAGATTAGTTAATGGCTGTTTTAGGATATGTAGCACCAATTAGTCAACAATCTACAGAGAGTTTTCATGCTCTTAGAAGAACAACTGAGGGTCTTGTTTATTACACAAAAGTAAATAAAGATAGTACAGATAGTATTGACTTTGATGGTGGTAATCCTACAGATAAAAATGGTAATAGACAGTTGCCTTCTAAAGTTGATTACACAGATGAAATAACAAAATTACAATCTGGCACACAATATTTTACAGGAGATAATTCTACTGTAACATTTACATTAACAACACCAGTTTTAGATGGTACAAGAATTGCTGTATTTTTAAATGGTATCAAACAACCTATTGACGAAGTTTGGACATATGCTTCAAGTGTGATTACTTTTAAAATTGCACCTTTTAATGGTTCGCAAGTTGCAATAGGTCGTATTGAAAAAGAATATAAAAACAACACAAGTGACAAATATCATCAATATGTGTTTGAAGAAGGTGACGCAACATATTATATTGATGATAATGGTTACTTTGTAAAAAGAGAAAACAAAAGTAGAGGGGCAACAGCTTTGACAACAGATGATTTCGCCACGGCAGAGGGTTCGACATATTCCGTAGCAACAACATCTTGGCAATCAGCTGTATAACTTGTATAAATAGTAATATTAAAAGGTAAAAAATGGCAGATTTTAAACTAGGTAGAATTAAATTTAAATGGAGAGGCGATTGGGCTGTCGATACTGCTTACTTAATTGATGATGTCATTAAGTATGGTGGTAATACATATGTCTGTATTCAAAATCATACATCTCCTAACAATCAAAACATATTTTATACAAGTCCAGGTACTTACACAAGTTACTGGTCTTTACAATCAGAGTCTTTATTCAGCAAAGGAACTTATGCTAATAGCACATGGTACAAATTAAACGACCTAGTTAAGTACGGACAAAGACAATATAGATGTACAACTGCTCACACATCAGCATCTACAGTTTTAAACGAAAGTAATTTTGAATTATACCAAGACCAAGTAGATTATAAAGGTGATTGGGTAGCTAGCACTTACTACAAAGTAAATGATGTATTTAAATTTGGCGCATATCAATATAAAGTAACAACTGCTCACACTTCGGGTGCAACAGCTGATGACTTTGACCAAACTAAAGTTGCAATATTTTTGCAAGCACAAGAATTTAAAGATACATACAGCGGGTCAACAGTTTATTCAAGAGGTGACATTGTAACATACGGTGGTTACACATACATTTATATTAATGCTGAAGAAGCTTCAGGTCAAACTCCAACAGATAATTCATATTGGGATATTGTAACTACAGGTTACAAAGGAACAGGAACATATTCACACGGAACAACCTATAAAACAGGTGATGTTGTTGTATATGGTGGTAATTCTTATGCATGTACAGTTAATCATGCTAGTGAATATCCGGCTGTTCAAGCTACAGGTGCAACAAACACCTCTTATTGGGAATTAGTAGTACCCGGCTTTTCTTATCAATCAGGTGCATATAATTCTAGTACGGAATATTTAATTGGTCAAGTTGTAAGGCAAGGTTCCTCTACTTATGTAATGTTGAAAGATAGACAGACCAATGTTACACCAGGTACAGACGGAACAGTTTGGCAATTAATTGCACAAGGTGATTCTGGTGCAGTATTAAGCACAAGAGGTGATTTATTAATACAAGACGCCTCTCAAACAACAAGATTACCTATTGGTACTGTAGGTTCAGTTTTGACTACAGATGGCACAGACCCTAGTTGGTCAGCACCTGAAGGAGCAAATGTTAAGTATGTTGCAAACTCTGGTTCAGACAGTAATCCAGGTTCACAATATTTACCTTACAAAACAGTTTACTATGCATTACAACAAGCGACTTCAGGAGATGTAGTTACTTTTGATACAATTACAGGCGGTACAGGTGGTACTCCGGCAACTTACGATATTACACAAACAAGCACAGACGGTTCAGGAACAGGTGTAACAGCAAGAGTTATACTAGATGGTTCATCTACACCAACGGTAACTTTAACAAGTGGTGGTTCAGGTCATGCAGCTGGTGATGTTATTACATTTTCAGATTCAGGTTCACAATTAGGTGGCGCTTCATCTATTACAATCACGGTAGTTTCTGCTTCAATTGGTGATGTTGTTTATGTTAAAAACGGAGTTTACAGAGAAACTTTACCTATTAGAGTTCCTGCCGGTGTTACAGTTCAAGGTGAAAGTTTAAGAGGAACAGAAATTAGACCTGCAAGTGGAACAGGTCATCAAGTAAAAACAGTAACAATAACATCTGGTGGTACAGGTGGTACTCCAGGAACATACAATTATGTTCATGCTAGTGCCACAAGTAATGTTACTGCTACAGCTTCTACCTTTGTTGCAAATGTTGTGTGTGATGGTTCATCTACACCTACTGTTACAATTTATCATGGCGGTGCAGGTTTTGTTGTAGGTAACACAATTACAATTTCAGGTTCATCATTAGGAAGTTCATCAGATTTAGTTTTAACAGTTGCTTCATTAGAAGACAATATTGCTTCTAACATGTTCTTAATGAACAACAGCACTAACTTAGTTCAAGCTACATTTAAAGGATTAACAGGAACGCCAGGTGCTGGCGGAACAAGTAAGGCAGCTGTAGTATCATTAGACCCTAGTGGTACTGTTTCAACTGCTTCACCTTATATTCAAAACTGTTCGTCTGTTAATGCAAATGCAACAGGTATTCAAATTGACGGACTATTACACAGCGCAGGTAACAAATCTATTCTATGTAATGACTTTACTCAAATTAACTCAGACGGTAAAGGTGTTCATGCATTAGGTGGAGGCCGTGGTGAAATGGTTTCCGTCTTTACATATTACAACGCAATTTCTTTCCAAGCGGAATCAGGAGGCTTCATTAGAGGTCTAAACTGTTCATCTGGTTATGGTGAACAAGGTGCTGTCGCAGACGGAACACTAGCCTCAGAAACATCAGTTTCAGTTGCAGCTCGTGGAGAAATGTTAAAATATGCAACTGCCGGATTTATTGGCGCCGCTACAGAAAGTGATGTTGCAGATACAGTAACAACATCTGGTACGCCAACAGCAGCTACAATAGTAGGTGATACTTCAGGTGCAACTGCTACAATTATTAGAGGAAATATATCACTCGATTATCTACACATTACAGGTAGAAGTAGTCACTTTACACAAGGCGAAGTTTGTACAGTAACAAAAGATGATAGTTCAACTTATCAATTAACATTAGACGCTGGTCACGGAGATAGTACAGCTGCTCAAACAGGACAAATTGGTCCTCTTATTGCAGTAGATGGTTCAGCATTAAGTTCAGCAAGTGCTATAACTGTAGGTTCAAATGTTGTTTTTGCTGGCGACACTGCTAAGTATTACAGAGTATCAGCAGTTTCAGAAACAAACACAAGTGCCGAAACAGCACTTATCAGATTAACAGAAAGTGTTACAACAGGTAGAGCAATTGCAGACAATGAAGTAGGTTCTGTTACAATAGGTTTTTCAAATGTTCGTTTAACTGGACATGACTTCCTAAACATTGGTACTGGTGATTTCTCATCTACTAATTATCCTGGCACAGAAAGTCAGCCTGCTGACCAAGCAGATGAAGTCACAGAAACAAATGGTGGTCGTGTTTACTTTTCATCTACAGACCAAAACGGTGACTTTAGAGTTGGTGATTTATTCAGAATTCAACAGTCAACTGGTATTGCAACACTAAACGCAGACGCATTTGACCTTTCTGGTCTATCAGAATTACAACTTGGTTCTATTGGTGCTGAATTAGGTGCCACAATTAACGAATTTAGTACAGATGAAACAATGTCGAATGATAGTAACTCGGCTATACCAACTGAAAGAGCTATTGTAGGTTATACACAAAGAGACCAAATGGGTACAGGTCACTTAGTACCACCAACAGGTACAACTGGTGAGAGACCAACTGGCGATAGTCTAAAAACAGGTGGTATAAGATATAACTCTTCTCTAGTAACATGGGAAGGATATAACGGAACACAATGGACAGGTTTAGGTGGCGGTAATCCTTGGAATTCAACATCATCAAGTATTACGGTAGCTGCAAATGACAGATATTTTGTAGATACTTCGGGTGCAGCCAAAACAATTACATTACCTGCTTCGCCACAAACAGGCGACCAAGTTTCATTACTTGATTTAGCAGGAACATTTGATACAAACAATTTAACTATAGGTAGAAACAGTTTAAAAATTATGGGTCAAACAGCTGATTTAGTTATCTCAACCGAAGACGCTGCCATACAATTAGTTTACACAGGCGCAACTTACGGTTGGAAATTAACACAAAACCTATAATGAGTAAAGATAGAGGATAAATAGTAATATGTCAGATTTAAGAGATTTTACAGGTAAGAATAGAAAGTTTACTGGTACAGACGGTATTAAATTATCATCTGGTACTACTGGAGAAAGAGTCAATACTACAGGTATTCTACGATTTAACTCTACAACTAATCTTGCAGAGTATTATAATGGTACAGACTGGAAATCAATTGACGCTCCACCTACCGTATCAACTATTTCAGTTGGTGGTAGAACAGCCGGTAGTACAGCATACATTGATAGAACAGGTGTAGCAGATAGTACAGTAGAAACAATTGTAATTAATGGTTCACTATTTGATACAACCTCAGTAACAGTTGCTTTTGAAGGTACTGCTGGTGCTTCAGGTACCGTATCTCCTGTTTCAACAACTATTAACTCATCATCTCAAATTACAGTAACGGTAACATCATCTCAATTTTTAGAGGCAGATGACCCTTACACAGTAAAAGTTACAAACGG